GGTCCTGCATCTACAGCTTTTTGTACTGCATCATCCATAAAGTATGGGCGATTCTTTAATGCTCTTAGTTGTGTTCTTGACATCTTGTGTCTTTCAACAACGTATTCTGCATCCTGCATAGAGTGGGCTTCAGGGTCAGGATAGAAATCCCACACACTTACATGACTACACTCTGGTACTGTTTTTACTAAAGGCTCATACTCGCCATCTTCGTTCCAGTTAGGATACTCTTTATCTACAGCAAATGGTCCTTTCATAACACCAGTTCCTAGCAGTGCCATTTCAAATGCCATGCTTCTTAGGTGTACGTTAGCTCCACTCTCTTGTAGTTGATCGTGTATTTTCTTTTCCATCTTCTTAGCTGCAATAGTTGCAGGATGAAATGTAACAGTTGTAGGTGAAGTACCAGAACCTTCTATTATCTTTTCAGATACAGCTTCTAGTTTGTCTTCTAGTGGACCTAAACGACCCTGTAAATCTTTTAGTGTTTCACCAGGTCTTAGCTCTGTAACACCATCAATAAGGTAAGGACTTGGAGCTTCATCTCGTGTTACAGCTTTTAATGCATCACCTGCTTGTTCTGCGTTGGGGTCTACGTTTATGTGTACTGCCTCTGCTACACCGTCAGGTAATATAGAAGGGTTTACCGTTAGTGGAAAGTTGTTGTTACCAAATAGTACATCTACTATCTGTCCATACGCTGCTAGTGTTTTTGTCTTAGTTACCTTAACAAATATACGAGACTTTTCTGAGTCTGTGAACTTCACATCAGAACCGTACAAGCCACGATAGTTACGGTAAGCTCTTAGCCATCTAGTTTCATCAGCGTACCTAGCGTCTTCTGCTCTTTTGTATCTGTCTTTTATAAATGAAACTACACTAGACTTTTCCTCAAAGATACTGTCGAGACTGTCCTCTGCAGCTACAACATCATCTGTCTCAAACATTTCTTCAGCCATTAGCTGTTATCCTTTCTTCTCCAAGGTCCGTTATTAAAAACTGCTTGTTCTTCGCAGTTAGGACATGTGGTGTTCCACATATTTGTATTATACGTTATCTCGCACTTAGGGCAAGTCTCTATTACATTAGTATCCGAATGTGGAATCACTAGCTTGAAATCCTGATCTTTGTTTAGCTGGGTTATAATCCCATATACTGCTTCTTGGTCTTGTCATTATACCATATCTTAACGCATCGTACAAGTGGTCTTCTGCTTTTGTGTCTACATCTTCTGGATTCTTTTTATCCAAAGGTATGCTTGGTATTTGTGATATAGTGTTTCTACAGTTATCCATAAATACAAGCATAGGCTTTTCTAAGAAATCATCTACTTTTAATCTTCGATGTATTTCGTTCTTACCTGCGATACGTGAGCCTCTCGAACGATCTGATGGTCGCCATCGACAACCTTTCATATTCATCTGTTCTGCTAACGATGGCCCAGTATCGCCACGGTTGTGCCACAAAGAACTATCAAGCACCCCGTATCTCATTCCACCATCTTTTGCTTCTGCCTCTAGTATCATATCTGCTAGATCAGAAGCTGTAACTTTTGATACATACATCTCACGATAAACTATAAGTTGTTCATCAGGAGATACAGTAAACCAAAGCACCCCAGTGTAACTGCCATAACCATAATCACACGCTCTAAACTTAGCCCAGTTATCGGGTACTTCAAAGCTGTCAATAACGTGGATTGATCTGTCGAACTCTGTAAAGGCTGCTCCTTCGTTGATGTCCCAGTTTCCTTCGAGGAGTTGCTTCCTCTGATGCTCTGGTAATGATAGGAGCATGGCCTCATAGTCACCCTCTTCGGCAAGGTATGGGTTATCGAAGAGAGATGCAGGAATAAACCTACGCTTGAATAGAGGCTGACCTTCCTTGCTGTGTCCTTTAGGATATACGATTGTTTTACTTGATTCAATGTCTGTCGCCCAAAAGTCTTTACCTGCAGGTGCAGGATCTATAAACATTTTCTTTACCCAACTATGTCCAGCACCACCTGGGTTTGTTGTAGCTCTCATGTAAAGTCCTAGTTCTCTACTGTGTGCGCTACGAAGACGTGACCTCATATAATCCCAAGCGTAAGGTGTAGGCCATTGAGTAAGTTCGTCAAATCCAATCCAGTTAAAAGCCTGTCCTTGGTATCGTGTGACATCGGTATCTTTATCCAGATATGACATCCACAGTCTTCCACCTTTAGGAGAAGTCCACTGTGACTTACGCTCTGACCACTTGATTCCTGGTACTGCACGTGGATATAGCTCCTGTGACTTTTGTATGAGTTCCCTTAGTTCCTCAGTTGTGTGTCGCACAAGGAGTCCAGAGAAGTTAGGATCGTTCAGGCCGTGTAATGGATCTGCTAACATAGCATATGATTTACCACCACCTGCTGCCCCTCCATACAGAACTTCTCTTTCAGAAGAACTCAAGAAGGAGGTCTGTGGACCTTCATTCGGTTTGAATACGACTTCTTGTGCTTCTTCAACGTCATAGTCAGTTGCTACTACCTGCGCTGGGATAGGTTCGTTCTGGGGGGCTTCTATCTCCGCTGGCTTCTGAGTATGCACCGACTCCTTGTGTTTCGAGTTTTTCGATTTCCGCAAGCGTTTCTTCGAGCCACTTGGCAAGCTTACGTTTAGTGATAGATGCTTTTCTACGTCTTTGCTCAACTTCTATTCTCTTCTTTAGACCCATGTGTGATATGTAGCGGTCTGCTTCTTTACTCAACCATTGTGCTACTGCTCTGTAACTATACTGCTTGAGATGTCGTTTTGCAAGCTCTAATGCATCTAACTCATGTTCTATAGGTACAAGTAATCTGTCATTGTCAGGATCTAGTTCATAACCAAACGGTATCTTCTTAGTTAGCCTGACAATCTTGTGCCATTGTTTGTTGTGTGTCTTAGGCGGTTTGGGTAATTGCCAAAAGCCTAACTCTCTTTGTGGTATTATTCGTTTGTACCTTCTTTTGGTGGTAGGTAGAAGATGCCACCACCGCTAGTAACATCTACTTTGTCTACCTTACCAAGTCCTGCCCTGTCAAGCAAGTCTTTTGCTGCTACCATCTTTTCTTTAATGCCTAGCTCTGTCGGATCGTATAACGCACCAACCATAGCCATAGCAGCTTTAGGTGCAGTACGTGCAAAATATGTACGAGTCTTCTCACCAATCTCATCTTTTAAAGATTCAACAATCGCTGCAGTGTTACTGTTATCACCGTAACCTGCCAACTTCTTAGCAGCGACAACATCACCGCCAGCTTCATCAAATAGTACATCTAAGAATCTTTGTTGTTTATCTGTTAGATTCCTCGCCATATATTGCATTCCTTATTTGTGATCTACCAAGTCCTAGATCGTTTAGTTGTCTGTCATCCAACATGTGTAGCATTCTAAAGTCTGCACGTTTTTGTTGTCTGACTACGTGGGCTTTCCACATCTTTCTTAGTAAGTTTTTCATAGCACTATCTCCTTTGTTTGTGTGCGGAGATAGTTATACTCAAAAGTAAGTCAGGTAGTAGTACCTATTATTGCATACCCGTTATGTTGGTTGAAAATGTTCCTCACCTGATAGTATTACATGAAAGTCAGAACTGCTTTCTTCAAATCCTACGATCTTATCCCCTGCAGCTAATGCAAGGTATGCTCCACCTTCTATAACTTCTTCAATACCATTACCTGCTACGCTATGCTCATCTATAATAAAATGATAGGTTGTAGTAGCTGCTTCGTACCACTGAAGACTGTACTTCTTTGTAGAACTAGAGCCACTGGATACGTGCATAAAAGTAATTAAACTAACAAAGTTATTAGGACAAGTGTATATAACATCACCACTTGCCCCACCTGATGTAGCAGATAAGTTTTTAGCTTTTGTAAAATATTTAGCAGTATCTGAAAAAGCCATTTATTACTTGATGCCTTTCATAGGTTTTGCTGGTCCTGCCAAGAATCCACCTCTAGCGTATGCTTTTTTCTTCATCTGCATACCGCCTTTAGCATAACCTTTTTTAGCCATTCCACCTTTGGACATGTAACCCATTTTATTTCTAACAGGTTTAGGTAACTTCTTCAAGCCCTTTTGATCAGCAGTAGGTGCTTCCAAGCCGCCCATTGCATAACCTTTCTTTTTCATACCGCCCTTGGCGTAGCCTTTTTTCATCATGCCACCCATTGCGTAACCTTTTTTCTTCATCATTGTTCTTGATCCTCACTGTAAAGATTATTGAAAACTCGTTGCGTATCCCATACATAGTCTACGTTTTCTTTAGAGTTAAACATATGTTGATTCGGTTTGAAGTCTGGCGCACCTTGTCCTGTTTCAAACCAAGCTGGGTGAGTTACTCTCACTCTGTTATTGGGTAACGCAACAATGTTACCAGTGTATTCTCCTGCATCTAGTAGTTCTAATACATGAGACTGTTTGTGCTGCGCTGGGTCATCAGCGACTTCGTTATCTGTGTAGTCTACGGTAAAGTAATACTTTGCTGGGTAAAACTCACCATCTACTTTTGCTATCCAAGGCGCTGGGCTTGCTCTCTCTAGTTTGTATACAGAGTGTGTATGTGACATACAATCCCAGGGCTGTGCTAAGTATGGTGGTAACTCGTTAGGCCATTGCTCTAATGGTGTATCAGCTACTAGTGCGGTCAAAGGCATTCTAGCCCACATAGCACCACCATGTACATTTTCTGAGTCATCAAAGTCTGATTCACATCCTGTGAAGATTACTTGGAAGCTCAGTGTTCTGTTAGGCATTGTAGTAACGCCAATAACCATAGCGTGTAGAAAGTCGCCATGATGTTCTTCTAAGTTCTTAGTGTATTCTCTACGTACCCAGGCTTTGAAGTACGGTATGCTGCTCGTGAGGAATGACATATATTATCCTTTTCATTATGTTCTTTTCCTCCCTGATGCTGTTGTAGACCATTTTACCATCTTAGGTCCAGTCTTTTTTGCAGCTTCTTTCTTACTTATTTTACCTGCTACAGCTTTTGGCCTACAGGCTGGGTAAGGTCTACCCTTATCATCTTTACCAGATCGTCCACACTTCTTGCCAGTCTTTACATCAGTCCAGTCTTCAGCAAACCATTTACCTAGACCACCTTTAGAAAAGCCCCTACGACTAGGCAGTACGTGACTTGACTTTGTTCTTTGATGAGCCACTGTATTTACCTCCACGTGCTTTGTACGTCTTAACTAGCCAAGCACTCGCATATGCGCTGGGCCATGTCTTAAACTTCTTCTTAGCTTCATTCTTTACTCTGTTGTACAGAGCTTTGTTTGTAGGTGTTGCCATATTACCAAGC